CATCAAAATGACTTCCTTTAGACAACTCTTCTAATTCAGAAATTCTAGCAAGTTGCGCTACCACAGTTTCGGCGTTTAAATCACCAAATGCAGCAAGTTTTTGTTTAGCAATCTTCGTATCATTACGTTCTTTTTGTAAGGCACTATACACATTGTTAAACTCAGACAACGGTTTAACGCCATCAATATCTAATACAAACTTATCGCCGACCTTTGCATATAAATTATGGAATGTAGAATCTAATTCTTCTAAACTTTCGATTTCGTATTTTAAAGCCATCTTTATTGTCCTGTATTCATTTGAGCGACATTGCTCTCTTGTGTGTTAGTACCATTACTAACGGGTGTAGCGGGTTGCGGTATTGTAGTAGGTGATCCAATCAGCGGAGCTAAATCTTCCTTATCCATTTGAGTGCGTTCTTCTTTGTATGTCATCTGCGTCATGTTCTGCGAACGTAAAATCTCGTGTAATGCTGCATCTGAAATAGGAAGCAATCCAGTTTGTTTTGCGGTAATCAATTGTGCGAAATCTTGCCCAGACATATTTTTATCTGCGAACTGTAGATTAGGAATAACTTGAATTTGTGAATCATCCACGTTCATCCATCGCGCACACTTCTTCAGAAGTTCTTCTAATGCGTATGATGCTGTCACAGCGACCTGATTCAAGTTAGCTGTCTGTGCTGCCATACGAGTTTTAAGAGCATCACCTGATTCTTGTTTAGAGTTGCTATTCATCAACTGTCCAGCTTTAGTCACAGCAGCGGTCTTATCATTCTCCAACGAATGACGCATCTCAGTTAAACCAGATGAACTTACCCCGATGAACTTAGCATCGCCGCCAATATCAACACTTAGCTTTGCCCCTGCACCAACACGAGTCGCCTCGTCTTGATTATATGTACCTCCGATAACAACAAGTGTATCCTGACCTTGCATATATAACGTGTGACGGTAATCTGCTTCAGCACGGTAGATAGCTAAACACAAGTTAGCAAGACCAAGCAAAGGCGGTGTATCAGGTGAAGCTAAAATGTCTTTTGTATTTGCAAACACAAATGGGATTTCATTTAATGTTTGACCTCTAAAGGTAGGCGTAACATAAGACTCTTCCGTAGCTTCTGTTCCGTAAATCATCACGGTTTGTGAGTATGTACTAGCTTGACGATCCTCTTCATTTGCGTTAAAATCGCCTAGAGATAAGAAACGGTATTTTCGTTGTTCATGCCACATGACACCTCTACGAACCCAATTGGTTTCATCAAGTACCACAAGGTTAATCGCATTTAATCCTACATTATCGTTGCCTTCATCCCAGTTCACAATGTGTTCGGCATCATACATTGCGATATACGGCATACCAGAGCCTGTAGAATCAATATCTAATAGTAAGCCAACACGACCAGTAATAAACTGCTGTGCGTGCATTCTACGCAGCAAATGGTCTAAGTTATCACCATTGATAGTCGCCTTAGTACGCAAAAACTCCATTTCAGGAGGTAGTTTAATTTGTGTAGGCTTGTAATGTAGTAAACCGATATAACTTTCAACAGCGTCATGTACAAAATTATGATACACAGCACGTTGTTTGTATGCGTTATAGGCAATACGACCTTCTTGATTTACTAACATACCGTCAAGCAAATGACCCCCTGTAGCAGGTAAATATGTTTCGCTTTTAAGTTTTACTTGTTTTTCACCTTTATAACAGTCCCGCATTAAGACATAGTCTTCAACGTGAGAATCATATAACGGGTGTGTGTTTATTATTGCAGTAGTCATTTAATCTCCTAATGGTTACAACGTAAGGTAGCTAGGAATAAAGCTACCTTTATGAGGATAATTACTTAACTGCTTTAAACGCTAAATATGGGCGTTCTGGAGCTGCTGCAATTTCCAATGGTTCGCCTGTAGAAGGATTACGACCTGTTCTCGCTTCTCTCGCAGGTTTAATTTTAGTTTTAAATGAACCAAAATTAGGGATACGAACTAACTCGGTTTTAGATTGTGCTGTAACCACACCAAATACAATATCAACGACTTCACGAACTTCGTTGTTAGTAAGCTCGATGCCAGATGCCGATAATTCTTTTTTAACTTGCGATAAATATTCTTTTAAAGCCATGATGTTTAAATCCTTGTGTTTATTTAAAATATAGGGTATATGAAACTAATGCGATAATAACATACCTAATAGTTTTATGTCAAGTGTTTTGTTTAGTTTTAGCCAATAAAAAACCCTTAATTCATAAACATGATTAAGGGTTAATTTGAATCTTAGTTATTGAATCAAGGGCATCTTCAACTTTAACTGCTTTGTTCTACATATCAAAAACTTAACACTGCGAGCGATAATTCATCTCGTTTTAATTCTAAACCATCGGTATAGATAACACCTACATTATCGCAATTATCCACAATACAATTATCACAAAGGTACTCGACTGTCATCGGTAACAATAGCTCGTAATCCGATTTAAGATACATCACATCGCCGATTTCAACTTTCAATTCTACTCGCATTTCTATTCGCCTACTTAAATCCAAAAAAATCAACTAAATCATCCCACGAAGCAGGTTGAATATCAACACATTGTAATTCGTATTGCTTATTCCCCACATCAACAGTACAGATAGTGTTTGATGAGTTAATACTATACGCTATAATTTTATCTTCAAGAATCTCTAATCTTGAACCATCTTTAAATCTAATCATTTCTATCTTCTAGTTTAAATAATAAGTTGTAACCGTCTATTCCGATTTGTCAATATAAAAACTCGTATCATAGCAGTGTGCATAGTTTAGAGGCAGAATCAACGAGAACTTATAACCCTTGTACTTCGGGACTACATTTAAGTTTTTCTTTTGTGTCGAGGATTATATCACTATTATTAGTATTGTCAACCTTTAATTTAGCCCTGTCGTCTTTCCAGATTTACTACCTGTGTTAATTCCATATATTTTGTATCTAAGTGCGTCTGCTGAATGGTCATTGGCATTAGTATCAATGTCGTCTGTATTCTTTGAATCTCTAGGAAGCGATGGAAATACATCTATAAAGTATTTACAGTCTTTAAACACAAATAAACCTGCTTTTTCTCGGTGTGGATTTGGTTTGGCTGCGCTTAGATAATTACAGACTTGATGCCATCCAGCAATGCGGCTGCCTGCTTTCTTATCTGATCTTAACCAGCGTACTCCGTCATATACAATATTACCCACCGTGATAGGTTTCATCATATCTGATGCAATACAATTACCGTTCTCTACGTTCCAAATAGCGGTGTCAGCATTACCCGGCACAACTCGGCTATATATCCCCCACATTAGCTCACGTTCAATAATTCCTTTAGATATGTCAATAGCTAGTAAATGTAAACCTTTATTTAACTTACCTTCTACGCAACCGTACCATTCATAAATTAAGAATACATCACCTTTGATTGTACTTCTAGTCTTACCGTTGCGTAATTTAACATCACAGCCGTCAGATGTAGCAAACCACAATACAGAGAACGGATGCGAACTACCCCAATCGAATGAGCGGTCTATAGTCCATGCTGATGGAATGTCAAATCGCTCCAACACGTTATGTTCATGACTCCAAGCGTAACTAAATCTACCTGAATCGTCATCGAAACTCCAATCACCAAGTGTCCAAGCAGCCTTTTTAACAGGGTCTTCGATTGACTCTAACTGCGCAATATAATCAATTGATAATTTTGTGTTTTCTTTATAGCTAGAAAATATACGACATTGCGTTTTAGTCACAATCTCGCTCATCTGTGTTCTAGGGTTAAATACTTTTATTTCTTTTGATACAATTTCACCACGTTTAGTGTTATCCACAAATCGCTTTTTAACCCACCATTTACCAGCCCCAGATGGATTTGTTGTGGAAAATATACACATTGGTAATTTTGGTAATAGCGTTCCATTTGGTAGGGGATAGTCTTCAGGCACAAAAGATGTTCTATTAACCGTCATCATTGCATCATACACATCCGATGTATTATGCTTCGTAAGTTCGTTAAAACTTACGAAGGGTAGCTCAAAACCGTGTAACTTGGATTGATAATCATCCTCTGTGGCAACGGCTCGGAATAATAGGCTTTCTCCTGTCTTCCACACAAATTTATAATCAGTCTTAGATGCGTAGAATTTACAACCATCGTCAAACCTATAGAACCATCGTTTTGCACGAGCGATAATATCATCTAAAGCTGAATATTGAATATCGATGATAGCACCTGTCCAAAATTCCCCATACCCTAATCCGACAGATTTTCTGAATCGCATGAGTGAAACGTCGGTGTTATGCGTTATCACAAAATCATCAATGACAAAACAATGTTCAGGATGAGATACTTCAAAGCACACTGCATCAGATAATCGAGTTGGTGTTACGGACTTAACACCTCTAGTTAAAAACTTAGTCTGTTCTGTATATTTAGATGCTTTCCTTGATAATCTGAAAGGGTTGAATAAATTATGGTGTGAAAAAGCGACAGAATAGTAAGTCTCTCTTTTAGTATAGGAGTTATTTTTGCTAAACTTAGCGAGTGAAATTCTACCGAAACCACCTAAAGACTTAACTAAATATAAAACTCCTTCAGCTAGATTCTTGCTGATTGATGAGAATTTAGAGCTTGCTCCTTTAGAATAATTACCATCTGTATCCATCAAACCTTGTAAGAAAGCGAGTCGCGTTTCTCTATCGGAAGTCAAAATCCCTTTTGGAATTTCTTTAAATTCAGCTGTTTTAT